TCATACATTGTTGAGCAATGGATGGAAGAAAATCAAATTGCTATTGAATCTGGTCTGCGTTCTGAAATGACCGAAGATTTTATTGCCGGTCTCCGTAACCTATTCGCAGAGAACTACATTGATGTTCCTGCCGAGAAAGTCGACCTCGTTGAAGAGCTTGCCGCTAAAGTTGAAGAACTTGAAGGCAAACTTAATGAAGAAATCGACCGTGGTGTATCATATGCTAAAGCATTGGTAGAATCACGCAAATCCGAACTTACTCGTGAAGTATGTGAAGGTTTAACAGATACACAAGTTGAAAAAATCAAATCACTCGCAGAGAGTGTTGAATTCTCCACAGAGGACGAATACAAAGAGAAACTTGAAACTATCCGTGAAAACTATTTCCCGTCTGGCATTGTCAAGGCGAGTGAAGCACAGCTTCAAGAAGAAGTAACTGATGGCTCAGAAAAGCAAATCGTTTCTAACGACCCGCTAGTTGCCGCAGTTGCAAACGCAATTTCTAAAACAAAACTCTAATCCCTAGGAGATAACTAAATGTATTTGTCCGAACAACTACAAACTAAATGGGCTGGCGTTCTGGATCATCCAGATATGCCTGCTATCAAAGACCCATACCGTAAAGCCGTAACTGCTGTTGTGCTTGAGAATCAAGCCGTTGAAATGGCAAAATCTGCTGGTATGTTGACAGAAGCTGGTTCACCTACAAACTTTGCTGGTACAGGCGGTTTTGGTGGCGGTGCTGCTGCAGCAGGTCCTGTTGCCGGTTTTGACCCAATTTTAATCAGCTTGGTTCGCCGTTCTTTACCAAATCTAATCGCTTATGACATCTGCGGCGTTCAGCCAATGACTGGACCTACAGGTCTGATTTTTGCGATGCGTACCAAGTATGCTGGTCAAGCTGGTACAGAAGCTTTCTACAACGAAGCTAACACAGGTTTTGCTGGTGCAAACGGTGGTGGCGCTCAAATTGCTTTGACTGTTCCAGTTGATACTGCTGCTAACAACACATTCTCTGGTAACGCTGCTGCAATCGCTGCTATGACAACCGGTTCTGCTGAAGCTTTGGGTGATGGTGCCGCTGGTAACACATTCCAAGAAATGGCATTTTCAATTGAGAAAGTTACTGTAACTGCAAAGACTCGTGCTTTAAAGGCAGAATACTCTATTGAATTGGCACAAGACTTGAAAGCTGTTCATGGTCTTGACGCTGAAACAGAATTAGCAAATATTCTCTCTACTGAGATTCTTGCTGAAATTAACCGTGAAGTTATCCGCACAATCTACGGCGTTGCTAAGTTAGGCGCACAAGTTGGTACTACTACTCGTGGTACTTTTGACCTTGACACCGACTCTAATGGTCGTTGGATGGTTGAAAAGATTAAAGGTTTGGCATTCCAAATCGAGCGTGAAGCTAATACTATTGCTAAGACAACACGTCGTGGCAAAGGTAACATCCTCATCGTTTCTTCTGATGTAGCTTCTGCTTTTGCAATGGCTGGTTTACTTGACTATCAATCTGCTTTGAATAGCCAAGTTAACTTGACAGTTGACGATACAGGTAACACATTCGCTGGTACAATGTTTGGTCGCATTAAGGTTTATATTGACCCATATGCACAAACATCTTCAACTAACGAGTTCGCAGTTGTTGGTTTCAAAGGCACAAATGCTTATGACGCTGGTCTGTTCTATTGCCCATACGTTCCGTTACAAATGGTTCGTGCGGTTGATACAGGTACTTTCCAACCTAAGATTGGTTTCAAGACCCGTTACGGTCTAGTTGCTAACCCATTTGCAGAAGGTACAACTCAAGGTCTTGGCGCTTTGAATGTAGGTTTGAACAATTACTATCGTTCATTCCGTATTGCAAACATCATGTAATTAAAAACTCCGTTAAGAGAGTTCTTAGAGAGACCACTTTTGTGGTCTCTTTTTTTTGGCTTTATAAATAGAGATATGACAGCAATCAATTCAAAACCAGCTAATCCAAACTTCTTACATCCGAATAAGTTCCAATTGAGCTTTAGTAGGTTGCCAGATATGCAATACTTCTGCCAAGCAGTAAGTGTTCCTGGTATTTCAATGTCTGAAGTTCCACAAAATACACCATTTGTAGATTTGTATAGACCAGGCGAAAAGGCCATCTATGACCTATTAAATGTAACTTTTATGATTGATGAAGAACTAAAGGCTTGGTTAGGCATACATGATTGGATTCGTGGCATGACTTTTCCAACCGACTTCAAAGAATATCAAAATCTAGGGTTGTTAAGTAAGACTGCCGGCATTCGTCAATCTGTTGGCTTACAACCTCAATATTCTGACGCTAGTATTACCATACTTTCATCGGCAAATAATCCAACATATAGATTTACTTTCTATGAAGTTTTCCCTACCACACTATCGACTTTTGTTATGTCGGCATCTGATACACCAGATACCATAATGACTGCCGATGCCACATTCAGATATTCCTATTTTAATGTTGACAAACTAGATTAACTGTGATACACTCCTATAAGGAGGATTTGTAATGAGTAAACTTGATGAATTATTAGAAATGTGGGCAAAAGATTCTGTCATTGATAGAACTGAGCCAGGTAAAGAACTTACCAATATTCCACAACTGCATAGTAAATACTTGAACATACTTTCAAGGCATCGCCTATTGGCAAAAGAAGCCGAATTCAAGTATAACAGAATGAAGAAAGTAAAGTGGGAATACTATACAGGTAAAATGGATGATGAATCTCTTAAACAGTATGGATGGGAACCATTTCCATTTGTATTGAAATCCGAGATTAATACATACTTTGATAGTGATGAAGATTTAAATCGTTTAGTGGCAAGTAAAATGCTACACGATGAAATCGTAGATGTGTGCCAAAGTATTCTTAAAGAATTAAATAGTAGGACTTTCCAGTTGAGGGACTTTATTGCCTGGGAGCGGTTTATACAAGGTGTATAATTGGATATTATAAGATTAGAGAAAGTTAATGAGGCTTATATTCGTGTTCATTGTGAACCACATTTAGCTCAAGAGTTAAGTTCTTATTTTACTTTTTATGTTCCTGGTCACCAATTTACTCCTGCATTTAAGGCAAGATATTGGGATGGAAAAATTCGGTTACTAGATTTACGAACCATGGGAATTTACCATGGTTTGGTTCCATACATTCAAAAGTTTTGTGATGAAAGACAATATCAAGTAGAAGTAGATTCTGAAGTATCACTCACAGAAAACTTCTCAATTGCAGAGGCTAATGAGTTTATTAAGACACTTGGTTTACCACATGAACCAAGGGACTATCAAATTAATTCTTTTGTTCATGCAATTCGTAATAAAAGAATTCTATTACTATCACCTACAGCTTCAGGTAAATCATTAATACAATATCTTATTCTTAGAATGATACAGGACATGGACCACAAGAAAGGTCTATTAATTGTTCCAACTACTTCATTGGTAGAACAGATGTATTCTGATTTTGTGTCTTATGGATATGATTCTGAAAAGTATTGTCACCGACAGTATGCAGGTAAAGACAAAGTGACAGATAAGTTTTTGACCATCACTACATGGCAATCTATCTACAAGAACCCACCAGAATACTTTGAACAGTTTGACTTTGTATTGGGTGATGAAGCACACCAATTTAAAGCCAAGTCATTAACAACTATTCTATCAGGTTGCACCAATGCCAAGTATCGTATTGGTTGCACAGGTACATTAGATGGCACACAAACACATAAACTAGTATTAGAAGGTTTGTTTGGTCCCGTTTACAAAGCAACATCAACTTCAGAACTGATTGATAAAGGTCAGTTAGCTGCATTTAAAATTAAGTGTTTGATTCTTAAATATCCTGAAGCAGTCTGTAAGATTGCTCGTGATTGGGACTACAATACTGAAGTTGAATATATAGTTATGAACAAAGCTAGAAATGAATTCATTAAAAATCTAGTCTTATCTTTGAAAGGTAACTCTCTAGTGCTATTCCAATTTGTTGAGAAGCACGGCAAAGATTTACACAATATAATCCAAGAACAGGCGAAAGGTCGCCAAGTTTTCTTTGTCTATGGAGGCACCGACGTTGATGTCAGAGAATCTATCCGTGCAATTACGGAAAAAGAAAAAGATGCAATCATCGTTGCTTCTTATGGTACTTTTTCTACTGGCGTTAACATACGAAATCTACACAACATCATCTTTGCTTCCCCATCAAAATCCCGTGTTAGAAATCTTCAGTCGATTGGTCGTGGCCTCCGCCTAGGAGATGATAAAGAAGAAGCAACATTATTTGATATATCTGATGACTTCCGTATAGGCAAATTTGCCAATTACACACTCAAACATTTTATTGAACGTGTTAAAATATACGATGAAGAAAAGTTTAGTTACAAGTTTTATAACATAGAGCTAAAAAATGGATAATATAAAAATAATTAGATTACAAAGTGGCGAAGATGTTATAGCAGATTACACACAGATGGAAGGAGATTCATCCGTTCTGTTGACTAATCCAATGACCTTGATGTTTAAAAGAATGCCTACTGGCAGAGCAGTCATGTTGATGAGTCCTTGGTTGCCATTAGAATTGGTAGAAAAAAATGAAGCTTGGTTGTTTGAAGCAGATATACTTTCAGTCTTCCAACCTAAATCTCAAATCATTGATTACTATACTACCTCTGTGAAAGAAGTGCAAGAGGATATGTTACAAGAAGAAATGCACGGAGAATCTCTAACAGATATCTCCGATGAATATGATGATGAGATGTCCGAAGAAGAAGAACTGCAGGCGATGGAAGAATTAGAAGAACTTAGGAAAGATGTAAAGAAGAAGCTATTACATTAGGTATTGGTTTACATCTAATCTGAAAACGGAACACCGCTAATGTAACACTTGTCAAGTAGTAAATGAGGCAATAGTAAGCAATATATCCTTAATTGCTTGCTTTATAAGAAATTTGTGATATAATGATTGATATGTTAGAATATAATGATGACAACTTAAAGAAAGTATCAGAGCTGATTTTAAAGAATCTCAGCTCTGATTTGCTTCCTAGGTCTTGGTTGGATAAGAATGAAATCAATCTTACATTCGGACATTGCCACAATGCAGCAGGTTGTTTGTATAAGGTATTTGGATCCAAAGCACTTAATATGTACCGAGGATTTGATGGTGAAATATATCATTGGTGGGTTCAAGACAAGGCAGGTAAGATAATTGATTTAACTGCTGACCAGTATTATTCCAAAGGTAGAGTTCCTCCGTATGACAAGGCTGAGAAAGCAGGTTTGCTTGGCTTTGAATACAAAAAAAGAGTGCTTGAGTTGTTTCGTAGAGTTACCATCGAATTGAGTGGTAAAAAATTAGGACTATTAGAATATTATGAGTAAAAAACACTATGTCAACAATGCTGACTTTCTAGCATCTCTGATTGATTATAAAAAGAGATGTAAAGAGGCAGCACAGAATGATAAAGAAGATCCACCAATCCCAAATTATGTTGGTGAATGTTTCCTTAAAATTGCAGAACATCTATCCCGTAAGCCTAACTTTGTATCGTATTCATTCCGTGATGAAATGATTGCAGATGGTATTGAGAACTGTATTCAATACTTCCGTAACTTTGACGAAACGAAATCAAAGAACCCATTTGCTTACTTCACACAGATTATTTACTTTGCTTTCTTGCGTAGGATTACCAAAGAAAAGAAACAGTTGTATGTCAAGTATAAGGCAACACAACAGTTTGGTTTACTAGGCGAAGGTGAAATGTATGAGGACGCTGAAGGCAATATGCAACAGTTTGTCCTGTATGATAACATCGCAGAGTTCATTGAAACCTTTGAAGATGCCAAAGAAAAGAAAAAGAAAGCAAAAACTAAAGGCCTAGAAAAGTTCCTTGATGCCGAAGAAATCATTTCAGAGGATGATTTGAAGGAATGAAGATTGCTTTGATAAATGATACTCATGCAGGTGCTCGTGGTGATGACCCACGATTTAATGAATACTTCTTTAAGTTTTGGGAAGGCACATTTTTTCCTTACCTTGAAGAACATAACATTAAACATATTTGCCATTTAGGTGATGTTGTTGACCGCAGAAAGTTTATAAACTTTGTAACTCTTAATTCATGGCGTAAACGATTCTTTGATGTTATCAGAGATAAGGGTATTCAAATGGATGTGATTGTTGGTAACCATGATGTTACTTACAAAAACACCAATGAGATTAATGCCATGCATGAGTTGTTTGACCATTATAATAACATTAATGTTTATACAGAAGCACTAGACATTGAATATGATGGTTGTAATGTAGCTATGGTACCATGGATTAATTCTGGTAACTATGAACAGACATTACAATATTTGAAAGATACTAAAGCACAAGTTGTATTTGGCCACTTTGAGATTGCGGGTTTTGAAATGGACAGAGGCAACATCTGTCATACAGGTATGGACAAATCTTTGTTTGATAGATTTGATACCGTGTTATCAGGACACTTTCATCACAAGTCAACAAGTGGCAACATCACATATCTTGGTAATCAATATGAAATCACTTGGGCTGATTATAATGACCCTCGTGGTTTTCATGTGTTTGATACCGAAACAAGAGAAATTACTTTTGTTCAAAATTTGAACAAGATGTTCCATAAAATTAGTTATGATGATGGTGCAACAGACTTTGAATATTGGAAATCATATGACTATGCCTCATTAAAAGATGCCTATGTCAAAGTTGTTGTATTGAATAAACAGAATCCTTACCTGTTTGATAACATGGTAGATAATCTTTACAAGGCAGGAGTTGGTGATATCTCAATCGTTGAGGACTTTACCGAAACTATTGTAGAGAACGACCAAGATTTAATTGACCAGGCAGAAGATACGATGACTATCCTATCCAAGTATATTGATAACCTCACTTTAGCTGTGGATAATGATAAACTTAAAACTTTAATGAAAGAGCTTTATGTTGAAGCTCTCACTACCGAAACTGAATGATATTATTTCGTAAAATTAAATGGAAAAACCTGTTAAGTACCGGCAACCATTTTACAGAATTACAATTTGATAAATCACCAAACACATTAATTGTAGGCAGTAATGGTGCAGGTAAATCCACAATGCTTGATGCGTTGTGTTTTGTCCTGTTCGGCAAGCCGTTTCGTGCCGTGAATAAACCATTGTTGTTGAACTCAATTAATAATAAAGATTGTGTGGTTGAAGTTGAGTTTGATACAGGTAACAAACACTATAAGATTGTTCGTGGTATTAAGCCAAACATCTTTGAAATCTGGTGTGATGGTATCATGTTAAATCAAGATGCTGCTTCTCGTGATTACCAGAAGGTACTAGAACAGCAAATTCTTCGACTGAATTATAAAACATTCACTCAGGTAGTTATTCTTGGTTCTGCATCATTCGTTCCATTCATGCAGTTGACACCACTACAAAGAAGAGAAGTTATTG